GTCGGCCAGCTCGGCCACGGGCTACCAGTCGGCCAGCTCGGCCACGGGCGATAGCGCAGTAGCGCTCAATGTTGGAGTGCTCGGCAAAGCGCGGGCTTCCGAAGGCGGGGCGATCGTTCTGTGCGCTCACGATGACGACGGCAAGCTGCTCCACATCCGCGCGTCCAAGGTGGGTGACAACGGCATCAAGCCCGACGTCTTCTACACGCTGAGCCAGACCGGCGAATTCGTCGAGGTGGCCGAATGACCCAATTCGCAATTCTCAGCAACGAGGAACTGGTCCGCCACGCGGATCTGGCCCTCGACCCGCTCACCTCGACCGACCTGGAGCGCGAGCTGCTGCGCCGCTTCGAAACCCTGGTGGGGGAGAACGGTCTGGCCGCCGCCGCGCTGGATGTTCTCGACGACTTCAACTTCGACGTGACCAAGACCGAGGGCGTCGAACAGATCCGCGACAGCCTGCAGTTCGCTGCCGACTTCAACCACAAGAGCTATCGCCCGCTGCTCGACGCCCTCGTCGATCACGACATCGACACGGCCGCCGCGCTGATCAAGCGCCTCGAACTGGCCACCGCTTTCGAATCCATCGCCAACGACGCAGGCGACGCTATCGCCCGCCTGCAGGACCTGATCACTTCCACCACCACCACCAACTGAAAGGCAACCATGAGTCTCGAAGCCACCCTCGAAGCACACAGCACCGCGCTGCAAGAAAACACCGCCACCCTGCGCGATCTGCTCGCCGCCTGGAACAAACTGGCCGCCAACGCCAACAAGGTCACCGCCGACCAGATCGCCGAGAAGGGTCTCAACGCGGGCGGCGTGCCGATCGTCCCCCCAAAGCCGAAGGCCGAGGCCTCGGCGACCAAGGCCACCCCCACCCCCAAGGTGGCACCTGCTGCGGCTTCCCAACCGCCGGCGACCGCCGCTGCCTCGCCTGCCTCAAAGCCCGAGGATACGAGCCCCGCCGCTCCCGTCACGTATGACGACGTGCGCGCCCTGGTCGTCAAGGTCTCGCGCACCAAGGGCGAGGACGTGGCCCGCGCGGTGCTCACCGGCCTGGGCGTTGCCAAGGCGCCCGCCCTGACGCCCGAGCAGTACCCCGAGGCGGTGGCGCAACTCCAGGCAGCGCTGGCATGAGCGAGCACGCCCGCCTCTCCCCGTCATCCGCCCACAGGTGGATGGCGTGTCCCGGCTCGGTGCTGCTGGAGATGTCTAAGCCCGACACCTCCAGCGAGTTCGCCGACGAGGGCACCGCAGCCCACACCCTGGCCGCCATGTGCCTCACCGAGGGCACCGACGCCGCGGCCTACCTGGGCCGCATCATCCCGGCCGGCGAGCGCGAGTTCACGGTCGACGAGGACATGGCCGGCCACGTGCAGACCTACATCGACGCCATCCGCGCCCAGGTGCAAGGTGGCGACCTGATGGTCGAGCAGCGCGTGGAGTTCTCGGGCTACGTCGACGTGGCCGACCAGTTCGGCACTGCTGACGTGGTCATCGTCAGCCAGCAGGCCGACCACCTCAAGGTGTTCGACCTCAAGTACGGCCAGGGCGTGCGCGTCGATGCCTTCGAGGTGCTGGGCCCTTGCGACGGCACCAGCACTGCCGCCCCGGTGATGGGACCGAACCCCCAGCTCGCGCTGTACGCGCTGGGCGCGCTCGACAAGTTCTCGATGCTGGGCGACTTCGAGCGGGTTGTCATCGGCGTGCACCAGCCCCGGCTGGACCACGTCAGCGAGCACGTCCTCGACGTGGCCGAGCTGCTGGCCTTTGGCGAGAAGGCCAAAACCGCCGCGCGCAAGGCCATGGACATCGTCGACACCGGCATCTGGGGTCCCGAGGACCTGGTGCCGGGCGAGACGCAATGCAAGTTCTGCAAGGCCAAAGCCACCTGCCCCAAGCTCACGGCCGAAGTCGCTGCCACGGTTGCGGGTGACGCCACCGCCGACGACTTCGACGTGATCATCGACGGCCAGGACATCGCAGTGCGCGCGCCCGAGGATCTGGGCTACTTCATGGCCCGCGTCGACCTTGTCGAACAGTGGTGCAAGGCCGTGCGCGCCGAGACCGAGCGCCGCCTGCTCGCCGGCATCCCCGTGGCCGGGTGGAAGCTGGTACAGGGCAAGAAGGGCAACCGCCAGTGGGCCGACGCCAAGGCCGCCGAGGACATGCTCAAAACCATGCGGGTCAAGCACGAAGAGATGTACGACTACTCGGTGATCAGCCCCACCAGCGCTGAGAAGCTGTGGAAAGCCAAGATCATCGGCCCGCGCCAGTGGCCCACGCTGCAGGGCCTGATCGTCCAGAGCAACGGCAAGCCCAGCGTGGCGCCGGAGTCCGACAAGCGCCCGGCCCTGCAGCTCGCCACCGCCGACGACTTCGACGCCATCGAAGCGGGGGCCGATCTTGTCTGACACCGCCCCGCCCCAACCAGGCCGCCCACCGGTGAGCGAACACCTGCCCCCACAGGCGCGGTGGCGCCTGGTGCGCGCGGCCCAGACCCCCATCACGGACGACGACCCGCTGGCCCGCGTCCGTGCCGTCAACGAGGCCAGCACCCTCGCCCGACTCCAACACCCCGAACTTTTCAAGAAAGAAGACGCATCATGAAACTCAAGCTCACCAACGTCCGCCTGGCATTCCCCAAGCTGTTCGTGGCCAAGGCCGCAGAGGCCGGCGGCAATCCCACTTACGGCGCCGCGTTCCTGATCGAACCCGACGATGCCCAGCTCAAGGGTATCAACCTGGCCATGGACGCCGTCGCCGCCGAGAAGTGGGGCACCAAGGCCCCCGGCATCGTTGCGCTGCTGCGCAAGACCGACAAGATGGCCCTGCACGACGGCGACCTCAAAGCGCAATACGCCGGCTTCCCCGGAATGATGTTCGTGTCCACCAACAGCGCCACCCGCCCGGTGGTGATCGACACCGACAAGACCCCGCTCACGGCCGAGGACGGCAAGCCCTACGGCGGCTGTTACGTCAACGCCACGGTGGAGTTCTGGGCGCAGGACAACAAGTTCGGCAAGCGCGTGAACGCGCAGCTGCTGGGCGTGCAGTTCTTCCGCGACGGCGACAGCTTCGGTGGTGGCAGCGTCGGCAGCGTCGATGACTTCGACGACCTGGCCGAAGGCGCCGCCGAGGACTCGCTGGTCTGAAAGGTGTACGGTGGGTTACATGCTTTTGTGCGTCGAAGCAGTTTGCCGGGCGCGGCTGCGCGAGTTTGACTACGACGTAGAAAACCGGCGTGTGTGGGAGACCCATTGGCGACGACTAAAGAGCGGAAAGCTCGGCGCGCGTAGCTACCGGTCAGCATACAAATACAGCCCCCTTCTGGTGTGCGATGCGTGTAAACGCCAGGGAACCAACGCCCCCTGTAAGAGCCAGGTGCGCCCCGCTTTTTGTTTTAAAGACCCAGGCCTGAAGAAGCGGGGTCGCTCGGCGACCCAGGCCGACTATTACAGGTATCTGTGCTTCGGTTGCGAGTCGAAAGTGCGTGCCTTGCAAAAACGTTTCGATGACGCCGACAGGCTACGAATTGACATCAACAAACTGAAAGAACATCTAAATGAAAGCTCCAAAAACAATGCCGGAAATGCGGGAAGCCCTGGCGCAGATCATGACGGGCGCGCTTAACGGAACCGTCAAATTGGACGAAGGCCGTTTGGCTCTTAACGCGGCTACCCGGATCGTCGAGTCTGTACAAGCGGAGACCCGCGCTCGTGCTCTGGCTTTGGCCGCCGGCCAAACGATAGCCCCGGACATGCCCCTGACGACAGCGGCATTTCTCGACAAAACGCCAGCTATCTGATGGCCTCGGTAACCATCACGGTCACCGACGTGACCGCCACCGGCCCCAAGGTCGAGGCGAACGTCATGGTCGAGACCCGGTATGTCGGCGCGGTGGAGGGGCAACCCTTCACCCCCGCCATGCTGCTGGCCCGCCACATGGTGCTGGCGGCCGAGCGAGCTCTCGGCACGTCGGTGACCGAGATCGAAACCCACTGACCTATGGCAAGGCCCGTGCACGATTCCTCCAGCCCCGGCTTGCCTCGGGGCAGCAAGGCCCCCGAGGCCAACCCCGCCGGACCTTGCCGGACTTTGCAAGCGGGACGACTCAAACCCTGGCACGGTGAAAAACATACAGGGAATCGGGGGCAATCGGCTCAACCCAATCTTGAGAGAACAGCGTGATCGACCTTTACATCGACCTGGAGACCTACAGCGAGGTGCCCATCAACCAGGGCACGCACCGCTACGCCGAGGCCGCCGAGATCATGCTGTTCGCCTGGGCCATCGACGACGGCCCGGTGTCGGTGTGGGACTGCACCCAAGGGTACAACATGCCCGCCGCGCTTGAGGCGGCACTGTGCGACCGCGATGTCACGATATGGGCGCACAACAGCCACTTCGACCGCACGGTGCTGCGCCACACCTACGACGCCTATGCGGACGAATGGGACAGCTACCCCGGCGAGCCCACCCGCTGGCGCGACACCATGGTGCAGGCCCTGGCCCACGGTCTGCCCGCAGGCCTGAGCGCCTTGTGCGACGTGCTCAAGGTGGACCAGGACAAGGCCAAGGACAAGGACGGCCGCCAGCTCGTGCTGTTGTTCTGCAAACCCCGGCCCAAGACCAGCAAGATCAAGCGCGCCACCCGCGACACGCACCCGGCCGAATGGGCCAAGTTCGTGCGCTATGCCGGCCTGGACATCGAGGCCATGCGCGCATGCCGCAAGAAGATGCCCACCTGGAACTACCAGGGCGCCGAGCTGGCGCTCTGGCACCTGGACCAGGAGATCAACGACCGGGGCGTGGCGGTGGATCTGGACCTGGCCTGCGCCGCCATCGACGCGGTGGCCCGCGCCCAGGCCGAGCTGGGCGAGCGCACGACCGAGATCACTTTCGGCTACGTCGAGTCCACCACCCAGCGCGACGCCCTGCTCAAGCACCTGCTGGCCGCCTATGGGGTTGACCTACCCGACCTGCAGATGGCCACGCTGGAGCGTCGCCTCAACGATCCAGACCTGCCCGAGTCGCTGCGCGAGCTGCTGGCTATCCGGCTGCAGGCAAGCACCACCAGCACCAGCAAGTACAAGACCCTGGTGAACGGCGCCAACGCCGACGGCCGGCTGCGCGGCCTGCTGCAGTTCTGTGGCGCCGGTCGCACCGGGCGCTGGGCCGGGCGCCTGTTCCAGCCGCAGAACCTGGTGCGTCCGACGCTCCCGCAGGCCGTGATCGACGAGGGCATCGAGGCCCTGAAAGCCGGCTGCGCGGACCTGATCACCGACAACGTGATGGAGCTCACCAGCAACGCCATCCGGGGCGCCATCATCGCCCCTGCAGGCAAAAAGCTGGTGGTTGCCGACCTGTCCAACATCGAAGGCCGTGACCAGGCATGGCTGGCCGGCGAGGCCTGGAAGCTGGCCGCGTTCCGGGCCTACGACGAGGGCACCGGACACGACCTCTACAAACTGGCCTATTCGTCCAGCTTCGGCATCGCGCCCGAGGCCGTCACCAAGGACCAGCGGCAGATCGGCAAGGTGCAGGAGCTGGCCCTGGGCTACGAGGGCGGCGTGGGCGCGTTCGTCACCTTTGCCGACGCCTACAAGATCGACCTGGAACAAATGGCCGACGACGCTATCGGCACCATTCCGCCGGGCGTCTGGGGTCAGGCCAACATCATGCTGGAGTGGCACCGCTCGCGCAAGCGCAACCCGCCGGCCGACTTCGGCATGGCCGACAAGACTTGGCTGGTCTGCGAATCGTTCAAGCTGTCCTGGCGCTCGGCGCACCCGTCCATCACCTCGATGTGGCGCGAGCTGCGCGACGCCGCCCGGCTCGCCATCCGTGTCCCTCGCCGCACCGTGCCGTGCCGCGGGCTCAAGCTGCGGCGCGATGGCGCCTGGTTGCGCATCGGTCTGCCGTCGGGCCGGGCGCTGTGCTATCCCTCGCCGTCGGTCGGCGAAGACGGCGAGCCCTGCCCCCACTGCAACGGCACCGGCGCCACGATGGTCGACGAGGTGGCGCTGGACTGCAAGGAATGCGAAGGCACGGGCCAGATCGGCGCCAAGCAGGCCGGCCAGATCAGCTACTTCGGCAACAACCAGTACAGCCGCAAGTGGTCGAAGCTCTACACCTACGGCGGCAAGCTGTTCGAGAACGTCTGCCAGGGCGTCGCCCGCGACGTGATGGCCCACAACATGCCCGCCATCGAGGCGCGCGGCTACCAGATCGTACTGAGCGTGCACGACGAGCTGATCTGCGAGGCCCCCGACAGCGACGAATTCACCCACACCGAGCTGGCATCCATGCTGGCCGCCAACCCACCCTGGGCCAAGGATATGCCGCTGGCGGCGGCCGGATTCGAGGCCTACCGATACAAGAAAGAGTAGCCATGCAAACCCGCAAGCACCCCCGCACGCTGGTCGAGGCCTTCGGCCCGTACACCAGCACCAAGATCCACGAACCCCCGCGCCGCCTGGACTGGCAGGACAGGCTGGTGATCGCCGCCAGCGTCCTGACCCTCGCCGGGTTCCTGATCGCCGTCGCCGCGAGGTGGGTATGCTGACCGCCCTCGCCCTGGTGGGCCTGTTCCTGGTCGTCCCGATCCTGATCGGCCACGCCATCCACGTCGGGGGCTGCGATGCGTGAGCGCGATATTGAACGTTACCTGGTCAAACAGGTGAAGGCCCTGGGCGGCGAGGTCCGCAAGGTCCAGTGGATCGGCCGACGCGGCGCGCCCGACCGCCTGGTGATGATGCCTTTGCACGGGCGGTGTGGCCGCTGGTCGTCGTGCCGCACGATCTGGGTCGAGCTCAAGGCCCCTGGCGTGAAGGCCAAGGCCTACCAGCTGCGCGAGCACAAGCGCATGCGCGACATGGGCCAGATCGTGGCGGTGATCGACTCGATTGAAGGCGTCGAGGAGCTACTGGCGTGATCCCCCGTTGCCAGCACGAGCACGAGCTGGAGGACTTCGCCGCGGCGCGCTTCGCCGAGGCCGGGCACGTGTTGCTCAAATTCGTATCGCCGGGGTTCCCCGGCGTACCCGACCGAATCCTGATCGCTCGCACGGGCGCCGTGGTGTTCATCGAGTTCAAGGCCCCCGGCTGCAAACCCCGGCGCGCCCAACCGGCCGTGATCAAGATGCCGCGCAGCCTGCACCACCGGGTCGAGGTGATCGACACCTATTCACAGGTGGCCACCTTGTTGCGGGGGCTTGGCAAATGACCCGCCAGGTGATGATCCCGCGCCCCTTCGCGCCGCTGATCACAGGCCACCAGCTGGAGCACAAACGCTGCGCGGTGTATGCCGGCATGGGTATGGGCAAGACCTCGGGCACGCTCACCACCCTGGACATTCTGTTCCTCTCGGGCGAGGAGACCCAGCCCGCCCTGGTGCTGGCGCCGGTGCGCGTCGCGCAATCCACCTGGCCGGACGAGGCCGCGAAGTGGGAGCACCTGCGCCACCTCGAAGTGCAGCCGGTGCTGGGCGATCCGGCCGCCCGCGTGCGCGCTCTGCGCAACACCAACGCCAACATTTTCACGATCAACTACGAGCAGATCCCGTGGCTGGTAGAACACTTCAAAAGCAAGGTCTGGCCCTTCGGCACGGTGGTCGCCGACGAGTCGACCAGGCTCAAGGGCTTTCGCCTGCGCCAGGGTGGCGCCCGCGCGCGAGCCCTGGCCACCGTCGCGCACTCCAAGGTGCGCCGCTTCATGGAGCTGACCGGCACCCCCAGCCCCAACGGCCTCAAGGATCTGTGGGGCCAGGCCTGGTTCCTCGACCAAGGCGAACGCCTGGGCCGGACCTGGACCGGCTTCACCGAGCGTTGGTTCACCCCAACGTATGACGGCTACGGCATCGAGCCCCTGCCCTTCGCGCAGGAACAGATCCAGGACCGGCTGCGCGACCTGTGCCTGAGCCTCGAAGCCAAGGACTATTTCAACCTGGCCGAGCCCATCGTCAACGTGGTGCGCGTCGAGCTGCCCAAGCGGGCGCGCCTGCTCTATGAGGACATGGAAAAACGCATGTTCATGGAGCTGGAGAGTCACGAGGTCGAGGCCTTCGGCGCGGCCGCCAGGACCATCAAATGCCTGCAGCTCGCCAACGGCGCGGCCTATGTGGGCGACAGCAACACCGAATTTGTGGAGGTACACGATGCCAAGTTACAAGCTCTGGAGTCGATTGTGGAAGAAGCTGCGGGCGCGCCCGTCCTGGTGGCCTATCACTTCAAGTCGGACCTGGCCCGCCTTTGTCGAGCGTTCCCTCAAGGTCGGGCGCTGGACGCTGACCCTCAGACGATACGCGACTGGAACGCTGGTCGAATCCCAGTTCTCTTCGCGCACCCCGCGTCTGCGGGTCACGGTCTCAACCTGCAGGACGGCGGCAACATCCTTGCCTTCTTTGGGCACTGGTGGAACCTGGAGGAGTACCAGCAAATCATCGAGCGCATCGGCCCGACTCGCCAGGCTCAGGCGGGCCACGATCGCCCGGTGTTTATCCACCATATCGTCGCTGTGGACACGGTGGACGAGATGGTGATGGCCCGACGCGACAGCAAGGCCGAAGTGCAAGACATCCTGATGCAAGCCATGAAGAGGAAACACAAGTGACCACCGACAACATCACCAAGACCCTGACCGAACGCGGCAACCGGTACGGTGTATTCACCGGGCATGCCCAGGTCACGCAAGACCTCAAGAAAACAATTCGGCAACACCTGGTGGCGCGTGGCAAGACCCTTGCCCTCGACCAGCAGGAAGCGCTGGACATGATCTGCCACAAGATCGGCAGGATCATCAACGGCGACCCAGACTATGACGACAGCTGGGTGGACATCGCCGGCTATGCCAAGCTGGTGGCCGACAGGCTGCAAGGAGTAGCGCGATGACGACTACACCCGTCGCGATCGACTTCAAGACCTGGGACCGCGAGCTGCTGGAGCAGTTCGCCCGCGAGTGCGCCGACAGCAACCACCGCCTGGTGGCCGAGGTGGTCGAGCTGCGCAACCAGGTCAAGACCCTGCAGCTGGCCGCCGCCTGCTACCGCTCGCTGGGCGGCCAGCCCAAGACCACCGAACCGAACACTTTGGAGATTGAACCGTGAGCCTACTCCACGAAGCCATCATTGCCGAGAAGTACGGCCTGCGATTGACCGTCGATCAGATCGCCGACGCGCTGGGCCTGGCGCGCAATACCATCTACAACCAGATCGCACAGGGCACGTTCAGGGTCAAGACTTACGTTGACGGCGGGAAGCGCTATGCGGACTATCGGGACTTGGCTTCTTACCTGGATGAAGTGAGCGGTCGTGTAAAGACTCCGGCTTGATGTTGGTGTACCGCTTCAAATGCCGCCAGTCCTTATGCCCGCTCACCACCGCCACGTGTGGGATGTCGAATCCCTGTTCAAACATCGCGCTGATACCCTCGTGCCTCAGATCGTGAAGGTGTAGGTCTGGGATGGCCAGCGCCTTGCACGCTTCGGTGAAATACTTGGTCATGGTCTGCGGGTGCACCGCAAACACGCGCTCACCCTTGGGCTGGCGTTGCAGCACCGCCCACGACTCGCCCAGCAGCGGCACCCACTGATCGTTTCCGACTTTGGCGCGCGGGTCCTTGCGATCGCGGATCAGCACCATTTTCTTGACCGCGTCCACGTCGTCCCACAAGATGCGCGCCACCTCGCCCCGCCGCATGGCCGTGATGGCTCCGAACAGCGCAAAGTCGGCGTAGACCTTTCCCTTATGCTCGCCAAGCCATGCCAGAACGCGGGCGGACTCATCCTCTGTCGGCCGGCGCTCGCGCAGTCCGCCGCCACCGATCAGGCCAAAGTGCGACAGTTTCGGCCGCGCCGCGCCGATCACGTCGGGCAGGCCGTCGCCGGTGTAGCGCAGCACGGTCCCCAGCTTCGACAGATCGCAGTTGATGGTGTAGGGGCCTGCACCTTCATCGCGGCGCTGTTGAGCCCACCCGAGCAGATCGTCAACGGTCAGTTGCGCGGCCACCAGGTGGCCCAGGTTCTTGGTGAGCTGCTTGAGGGTGTAGTGCTCATTGGCCGAATCGCTGATCGGTCGCGTTTTAGACCGCAGCGCGCGGTACTTGGTTATCAGTTGACCGATGGTGTCGGTGCTGGCCTGTGTCGGAACAATCGCCCCGGAAACAATCTGCCCCTCAATGTCGCGCGCCCAGGCCGCCGCCTTGGACTTTGTGTCGAACCGTTTTGATATATCCTTGTGGCCCTTGCGACGGATCAGCGCCCGCCACTTGCCCTCGACGAATGAAATGCTCGCCACGACTCACCCCCGACTCACCCCCGACTCAGCGCGGGAAGTTGTCGAAAGTGTACGCTAGTGGAAACCGAGGATAGAACAGGGCGATAATCCCCGCTCCCTCCTCGTAGTTCAATGGA